ATACGCTTTAGAAGTCTACCCAACAATGTAGGCTTTGAGATACACGGAGAGAATCTTGTTAATAAAAAAGAACAAAAGCAAAGTAATTTACCTTTCTAAAGCCTATATTAGATTATGAATCAGTCCGTTAGCATTATATACATAGAGAACAAGGCACAGTTGTTGATGCAAATAGCCCAAGAGTTTAAGGATACAGACATAAATGTATTCCTTGACCTCGTAAGCGTTTACACCGCTATGTGTAGTGCTACGGAATTGGTTAAAGAAGTACAAGATGTTATCTATGACCAAGAGGTAAAACTATTAGAACTAACTGAAGATGTACATAAATTAACAGAAATGCTATGAACTTTGCTATAGACATTGCACCCCTTGCAGGGCTTCTAATAGGTATCAACTATTGGAACTCCGAGATGAATGACGATTATGAAAACCCTAAATACCACTCTTTACAGTTGTGCTTAGGGATTTTTGCTTTAGTAATTACTTGGCAAACAGAATGACAGTCTTAAACCTACTTGCCAATTATCATAAGGAATGGCTCAAGATGGCACGGAGCTTTGGCGCAGGAGACTTTGCTGAGGACATTGTACAAAATATGTACATACGCCTAAATAAGTATGTAGAAGACCCACAGAGGATAATGTACAAGGGACAACCTAACAAGCTCTTCGTATGGGTAACGCTACGCAATATGGTAAGACAGTTCCAGAAGAAGAAAGACCTTATAGTCTACTCTGGAGATATGATAGAATTTGACCAAGCTGAACAGGATTTTGATATGGTAGAGGCTCAAGGCTTTGAGAAGCTCATAGACAAAGTTTGGGAAAGTATGGAAGGATTACATTGGTACGATAAGAAAATGTTTGAAGTGTACCACACCACAGATATGTCTATGAGAGACATAGAAAAAGAAACAGGCATAAGCCTATACTCAATTTTTGACACATTAAAAAAATCTAAAGAATATGTCCGCAAAGAAATCAACGAAGACTACGAAGACTACGCCAACGGTGAAGCAGAACGCATCTAAAGGTCTTGGTGACGATATAGAGAAAATCACAAAGGCAACAGGTATTAAGAAGATAGTAGACACCTTTGCAGATATCACAGGTCTTGATTGTGGTTGTGATGCTCGTAAGGCAAAACTCAATCAACTCTTCCCTAAGAAGACACAACCTCTATGTCTTGTAGAAGATGAGTACAATACCCTAAAGGTATTCTTTAATGCTTTTGATGGTAGAGAGATTAAGACCATCTTTCACGAGCCGTTAAGCAGAATACACGCAAGGGTGTTTCAACATAAGTATTACATTCCTTGTACCTGTAGCCCTAAAGAGTGGAAGCGTAACATAGATGACCTAAACAAGATGTATGGACAATACGAAGGTAAGTAGGCTTTTAATGGCTTGGCTCTATACACAGGGTCACGAGGTTGAAGAGTTCATAGAGGGTTCTGGAGTAGCTACCAAGTTTGGAAAGTCTCACTATAGATTTGACATAGATGGTAACTTCGGTGGATACCGTACAGACTACCACCAAGGTAAGTTCTCCTTTTACGATGGCGATAAACTATTAAAAGAAACAAATCTAAATGAGTTTTCTTAAAGGTGACATAGGTGAAGAGCTTTGGGTTAACCACTTGAAAGAGATGGGACACGAAGACCTTGAGACTGCGCCTAAGCGTAAGTTTTATGATTGGGATATAAAAAGTAATATCAATGGTAAGACCTACACTTTTGAAGTTAAGTATGATTCAAAGGCTTATTGGTGGGCAAAGAGACGAAAAACCCCAGACAAGCCTAATCTATACATAGAGTTTAAGAACACTAATAAGAATGAAGATTCTGGAATCAAAGCATCAAAGGCTACCTACTATGTCTATATGTTAAAAGACGAAGAGAGGGTAGATGCTTATGTATTTGAAAGGGAGGGGCTATTGTCCCACCTATTAAGTGTTACTTACAAGACCGCAGGAAACTCTGCAACAGGTGATAATAACGCTTTAGGGTGGATACCTCCACTTGATAGTCTTGTTACTCAGAAATGTTTTTTACAGAAAGTTTCACTCAAAGTCTAATTGTTAATAATTATGTGTACATTAGCATAAACTAAAACACATCATTATGTCTACAAAAAGGAAATTCACTTGGCAAGAAGACTTGCTCTATGGTGGTACTATGTTCATCGTTTGTTCAATCGGTATAGCTTTCTGGCTATTCATCTACGAACTAATAGAGCGCATCTAATGGACTATCTTGACTACGAACTACAACAGCACCAAGAGCATCAAGAACAATGGTGTGAAGACTGCGGAGAGTATAGCACGGAAGATTGGCAATGTGATTGCGAAGAAATAATAGAAAGACAAATAGACCTACAAAAATGATGACACACACAAAAGCCCTTATTGATGCTCAGATAGTATTTGAAGAGCCATTGAACGACAAAGAGACGATTGATGCCCTTCTACATATTGATGCGAAGATGTACGCTAATATGGGTACTGATACTTCTAAAGCAGAAAAGGAATCTGTAAGGAGAGCATCCGCATTTATCTACAGACTTATCAAAGGAATAGACCCAGAGAAGGGTCAGAAGTTTCTTTTAGGAATGGGACTTACAAAATAAATTAATACATTACACCTATGAAACAGATTACGATGCTTAATGGTGAGAGCCATTTACAGGGGTGGCTTGTTGAACAAGCTATTAACGATGACTTCTACTATGGTTATTTGGGTAAGGTAGCTTTCAGCTCCTCCAACCTCAAGAAGTTATTAGATTCTCCAAGAACCTACTACAACCTTATGCAGTATGGAGACGAGAATAATAGCCAAGCTCTAAGAGATGGTCGCTTAATCCACACAATGGTATTAGAGCCAGAGAAGATTGATGAGCTTATCTTCATTGATGTGATTAGCAAGAACACCAAGATATGGAAAGAGGCAAAGGAAAACCACCCTGCTCATTTGCTATACACAAAGAAAGAGAGAAGGAGTGCCGAGCGTTTAGCAGATGCACTATTCAAGAATCACCAAGCAGTAGAGCTATTGAGAGGTTCGCAGTTTGAAGTACCTGCAGTTGATTACATAGATGGCTACCCATTTAGGGGTAAGGCTGATATCATACAACCTAATGGTACTATCATTGATTTGAAGACTACTGCTGACCTTAGAAACTTTGTCTACTCTGCAAGACACAAATACTCCTACGATGTACAGGCGTATATCTACTGTACTCTATTTGGTGTAGACCATACTAAGTTTAAGTTCTTGGTAATAGATAAGCTCTCTTGTGATGTGGGTATCTATTCTATAAGTGAGGAGTTCTTTGACAAGGGAGAAGAGAAGGTCAAGTACGCTCTTAAACAATACTTAGACTTCTTTGAGGATAAGCCCTTATTGGACATTCAAGAGATGGTCAACAATTACACTATTGTAGGAGAGTTGTAATGGCAGACTTTAGCGGATTAGGCTTACGAGCCTTAATGATGGAAGTACAAGCGGTACAACAAGAGAACCTTGATAATGGTACTGTCGTTCTGACATTAGAAAACATCTATCAAGCTCTTGGCTTCTGCCTACATACTAAAGAGTATTGTGAAAAGCAGATACGAGAAGCACAAGCGGATAACGCTAAGTATAGAATGAAGGTCAACGAATTAAAAACAGAACTCAAAGAGGTGAAGACCCAAAGAGATAACTTATTAGAGAAGATAGAGATATGAAAGACCTCACAGTAATAGACCAATTCTTAATGGTCAAAGCATTCTGGAAAGAGTTAGAGAGTAAATACTTAATAGGCAAGGGAAGACATAGAGACTATGTAATATGGAGACACTCCTTTAGTGTTGCCTGTGTGGAGAACACGACACTATCATTAATGAAGATTGGTGAGATAATAAACAAAGACCACGCCTCCATCATACACGCTACGAAGCAGCACGAGATGAACTACCTGTATGATACTGTCTACCAACAGAGATACCTTGAACTAACTGAGGAGCTTGGCGAACTCATAGCGAGATACCAAGAGGTGATGCAAGACAACATAAGCAAACGAGTAGTAAACATACACGGAGAAAAGTCTGTAGAGAGTCTATTAGGTGGATACACCAAGCAAATCCAAAGACTAAAGACCAAGCACTCTAACGACACCAACGGACTAAAGAAGGAAATAGACTTTATATCAAGGCAGCTAAAGACTATGAAGGAGCGCAATAAGTTTTTAAGTGATGAACTCCTACGGATTAAGAACTTGATATGAAGAAGCACACTAAAATCTATATGGACTACTTCAAGTATGTTCTGGATGACTTCATAGAGTGTGAGGTATGCGGAGCAAGGGCGGTGGACATCCACCACATAGAGAATAGAGGTGCAGGTGGTAGCAACCACAAAGACACGATTGAAAACCTAATGGCAGTATGTAGACCTTGCCACATCTTTCACGGAGAGAGGAAAGAGTCTCTACAATTTTTAAAAGACATACACAACGAGAACTTATGAAATTTATAATTAGACATACCGTAGAGAAGTCATTTGAAACAATAGAAGAGGCAAGGAACTACAGAGACACGATTACAACAGGTGTTACGGTTCTCACAGTAGACCAAGACCCATTTGGTAAACACTTTGAACAGAACCCAAGTTCAGCAAAAGAAAAATAGGGGAGCGCGGAAAAGTTTTTATGTTAGGAGTAGGATAAAGATTGAAATGCTCCCCTAATTATAAAGGGAGGTGGTTGTACTAATAATATTAGTCTTTACTTGGGGAAGTCACCACCTCCTTTTTAACCTAAAGAAAGGGGCGGTTAACTATAAATTAATCCCTTGAAGGGAAACACTTTTAGGTTGAATACAAACCGACCCCTTTTTTAACACCAAAGAGATATGAATTACAAAGAGTTAAATGGTATATCCATTAGAGAGGGATTTGTAAAATTCCACAAAGAGAATCCACACATATTTGAGGCTTTTGAAAAGCAGGTCTTTAAAGCTGTATCTATGGGTAAGAGTAAGATTAGCTCTAAGCTAATAATAAATTGGATTAGATGGAACGAGTTTTTAGACAGCTCAGACAAGAGCTTTAGAATCAACGATGCATATCAATCGTACTACTCAAGATTATTCGTAGAGAAACATCCTAAGTTTACAGATGTATTCAACTTCAGAAAACTAAGAAACGAGGAGGATGGAGTATATATGTCTGTAGCAGATGACGGTCAAGTATCATTCTATTGATATGACACGAAAGACACGACACATCAAAGCCACAGAAGCCTACTTATCTATGTTAATGATAGACAATGTAAACCTATCAATACAAGCAAGTAGATTTGGATGGACTAATGATATACAGGAAGCGTTGATGAACAACGCCCACTTAATAAGAAAGTACCAACGAAGACTAAGACTAATAAGATTATGAGTGAAGACAACAAGAGTGCTACGGTACTCATCAACCGCAACAACCTTAATAACCTATTTGAGTTATTAGTGCAAGTACACCTAAGAGGACAACTATCAAGAGATGAACAAACATTCATCAAGAACTTCATAGAGCTACCAGAAGCTCCTACAAGAGAGAGCAGAGCAGCAAGAAGGTCTAACACCTCTACTATCAAAAAGCTATTTAGAGAAGAAGCTAAGAAACGCAATGAAGAAGAGTAGGTTAACATACTAAATTAGAATCTTATAGTATGCCGTTTAAAGAAGGACAAGAGAAAAAGGGTGGTAGAGCAAAGGGTCAACCTAATAAGACCACCGCAGAGATTAGAGATGCGTACCAACGCTTAGTAGAGAGCAACCTAAGTAATATGACCTTATGGTTAGCAGATGTTGCAGCAGACAATCCAGAGAAGGCTATGGACTTAATGCTAAAGCTAAGTGAGTATATGATACCTAAGTTAGCAAGGCAAGAGGTTACAGGCGCAGAGGGTAAGGACTTGTTTAAGAACATTACCTTTGAGTTTGGTACACCAATCAACGAAAGAGAAGAGTGAGAATAACAGGGTTCAGTCCACATAAGAAGCAGCAAGAGCTGCTCCACTCCATAATCAATGGAAAGGAAAAATACCACATAGCTTCTATAGGGAGGCAGTTTGGTAAGTCTATGATGGGTATGAACCTTGCATTGTATTGGGGCTTCAATGAAGCACCCTGTAAGATACTATGGGTATCTCCTGTGTATCAACAAGCCAATAAAGTACAGAAGGAATTGATGGGTGCTATAGGTGGCTCTGGTATCGTTAAGAGTAACAACTACTCTACTAACGAGCTTGAGCTAAAGAATGGTTCTGTTATTTACTTTAGGTCGGCTGAAAGATATGACAACATACGAGGTATGACCCTTGACTACTCTATCATAGATGAAGCAGCATTTATTAAAGACGATGCTTGGGCTGAGGCTATCAAGCCTACTACTATTGTAAGGGGTAAGAAGGTTCTATTTATCTCTACACCTAAAGGTAAGAATTGGTTCTATGACTTATTCCAATATGGTAAGAGTGAAGACTACCCTAACTACAAAAGCTACACAGGTAGCTCCTATGATACTCCCTTCATAGACATTGAAGAGATAGAGGATGCTAAGAGAACAGTTCCAGAGCTTGTATTTAAGCAGGAGTATTTAGCAGAGTTCATAGATGGAGGTGGTGAGGTGTTTACCAACTTAGACCTATGTACTTTTGAGAAGTACCCTAATGCTAATGGTAAGGTATTCGCAGGACTTGATATAGGTAAACAAGCAGATTACACCGTACTAACTTTAATGGATGCTAAAGGTAGGGTACTTGAAATCTACAGAGACAATAAGAACCAATGGAGCGTAATGATTAAGGAGGTGCTTGAGAGAGTACGCAAGTGGAACGCTTCTTTATTGGTAGAGGTGAATGGTGTGGGTGACCCTATCTACGAGCAGCTAAAGAATCAGTATGCAAATACCCATCCATTTATCACAACGAATAAAAGCAAGGGAGAAATCATTGAGGGTCTTATCTTAGACTTCAATGAGGTGAATGTACACATTCCATCAAAGAATCTATTTAGCCACCTCTACAATGAGTTGAGTTATTTCACTTATGAGTATAGCCCAAAGACACGAAGTATTAAATACGGACATCCTACAGGCTTACACGATGATACAGTTATGAGCTTGGCAATAGCCAACTACAACAGAAAGAAGAATAAGACATATGGAACATACGCAGTTAGGTAAGGAGGTTAAGATACTTCTACCAGAGAGTGCAAGAGAACTTACTATAGAGCAGTATCAAAAGTTCTTAAAGGTTGAAGGAGATGAGACATTCACAATGCTCAAGGCGTTAGAGATATTTGCTAACATACCATTGAAGGTAGCCTATGCAATGAGAGCAGATGACATTCTAA